CTATAAATCTTAGAATCTCCTGAAAGAAAATCTTTATCTAAATCTTTCCCTTGCCAATCTTGAGTTTCCATCCACTTTCGGAAATTTGAAAATGTTAGCCATTCATCCGACACAGAACATCCTTTGTATGTAATTGACTTTTCTTGCACACGCTTAGAGAATACTCTACGTAACATGCCCTCCCATGTAGCATAATAAGGGCATGTCCATAGTCTTTTATCTACCACTTTATTTCCTTTTGTGTCTATCTTATAGCTAAATTCATGCACTGCATATTCTGCATCATTTGTACCAACTCCTTGTACTTTCTTCTTTCTAGTTCTTAGCTTTACCATATCTCTCCTATCAATGACAGTCTGCCCAAGATTGCCCCACTACATAGTCCGCAGACAGTGGAACTTTTAGTTTGTAATACTCCGTAGTCTCTTCTACCGCCTTCACGACAAGTTCTCCGGGCTTAGAGTAGGCTACAAACCATCCTCCCTTTGGAGCTTCGTGTTCTTCGCTCCAAATCATTCCCGTTTCTTGTCGCTGTTGCTTACGAAATTCTTGACACTCTTCTTTAGTAGAGAATCGTTTGAATTTCACCAAATCTTTAGTAACCTCAATTTGGCTTTCGTCATGGTAGGCAATCATCTGCATGCCAAACGACGAATTTTTCCAATCTTCTTTCCAGAAGTCAACAAGCAATCCTTCTTCATTCATCTTTGTTTCCCACCTAACCATAGAACGCTTTGCACAAATAACACCAGCACTTTGAAATAGACTATTCAAGATAGCATGCGCAGATCTCGTAGGTACTTTTCGTCCATCAATAGTAACGATATATTTCTTATCATTTCCTTCCCAATGTTTTTGCAGAGCATCTTTCAAAGACTTCAATGGAGCAGCAGCTTGCCAGAATGCTTGGAATACAATTTCTCCTGTAGTCAAATCGCTACCGATGGTCTTTGCAACCTTAGCTGCTTGAGCACCGTATGTACATCCGTACTTAACGTTCTTAGCTGGACTACGTTCAAATGGCTTTTCGATAATCTCTGAAATCTTCCTACTCATAACACTATGCACATCATTAGGCTTTTCTAGAAGTAACGATTCGCAGTATTCTCGCTTACCGTCCTTCTCTTTTTCATGCTTAAAGCAGTAGTGAGCTTCGATACGAGCCTCCAAAGACGCGAAATCGTAGCCAATTTGATAGCATGCATCAGGATCAGCCATAAACAATCCACGCATATTAGCTCCGTAGAGCGAAGTTACACGAGGAATATTTGCTGTAATTCGATGCTTCATACGGCTGGTAGCAGCGCCACATGTATCTGCTGGCGTTGGAATACGGCCATCGTCTCGTACTGCTGCCATATAGCCTTTTTCAGCTTCTTCTCCCTCTTCCCAGTCAAGCCCTCCCCCAAGAATAGAATTACGACGATGCTTATACGTCAAATACTCTACAACATCCTTTGCATAAGGAAAGTCTTCAGAAATTCGCTCCAAGTCTGTACACATTTCCTTATCCTGCCCTTTAGTAAAGCTAGGATTCGTTAGTACACGTACGGGCCTCTTAATATTCTTTCCCATTAACACAGACATTAGTGTACGTGGGGTGCATTCCAAATAGTCACATCGCTCCTCACAAAGAGGTGATGCTAAAGTTTGTTCTACATACCGCTTTACAGCCTCTGCATACTTTTCTTCGGATAGTTTTTGCTTACGAGTATCTACAGTTAGATCCTTTTCCTTCCATTCACTAGGCCTCCACTTCAAACTAACGAGCCACTCTTTAATGTGCGTAGTGTCGTCAATGCTCGCAGGAACTTCTGTCAATAAGGATTCACCTTCAGCTAATGGCAATGCATACTCCACACCGTTAAATATGATAGTGTTTGAATCTTTAACCTCTGCCCCAACCTTCTTTATGAAGTTTTCCATGTGAGCAGATAGTTCTCCATTCTTCTTAAACTGGTTCTTTGGCGGAGTATAGTCTTTCATGAAAGTCTTTGTAGCTTTCTTTTTAGGAAGCACAGGTTCGACTCGCTGTTTGCGCTCTAACATCAACCTATCTAGCTCTTCAATATTCTTTTCTGCAAGCTCAACATTGAATGCGAATCCGCGATGAGACTGCCGAGTAATCAAATCTGCAACACATTTCTCTAGAGTAATTGCATCTTGCCATGGATAGCCTCCAGCTTCCTTATCAAGATACAAATCCACAGCTCTATTAGACTTCAAATCATAGAGATTGTAGTAGAGCATATCTGCAGCAAAATGCTTGAACTTTTCATCTTTAGATAAATGAGGGCGAAAGTCTACTTTTTGGTCGCCTCCTGCACTTTTCGCCAATGCTTCAAGTGTATGCCCCCCATAGCGATCTGGGTTGAGGGTCTTCGACTTCACTAGAGTGTCATTGTGGTAAATTTCTTTTCCACCCCAAGTGTCCACCCCGTCTTCTCCAATGGAGTATTCCATACCAAAATAAGCTTTGTATGCAAGCAAGTCAAAGTTAATCCCGTTGTGAGCAGTTGCTTTACTGATTTTTCGCTTAGCCACATAGTCGGCAAACTTGTGTAAAGGAAAGTGCAGATATTCTAGGGAAGTGTAATTCTCAAGAACGTAAGTATTACCCTCAATTGTTTGAGAATGCTTACGACCATCTAGAATAATTTTCGGGCCATCATAAAAAGCTATCAATTGCCCGGAAGGCCATTCTTGCACAGAGACTACATGCATAGCGAAACTGTCCTTCAATTTCCAAGGACTTGCTGTGTAATCTACTGTTGAATTGTCTAGAAGCCCATTCGACTCAGCGTCGTGGACAATCTCAACAACTTCATTCATATCCATTCTTATCTCCTTAAACAAAAACAGGGAGAACTCCCTTAAAGAATTCTCCCCATTATAGCACAAATTTTCTAACTTTAGAAGTAGTCTGCAGGAGCTGGCTCTAGTTGCCCTGTCTCTTCATTCAACTTCACGACATCTGCATGACCCAACTGCCCCCAAGGCCGGTTCTTTAGCACTGTCAAACGTAGACGACCTCGTGAACGATCAGGCATAATTTCTGGTTCTAGGCCAAGAATAACCCAACTCAATTGTTCAAGGCTGGAAGACCCCCTGAGCGATTCCTTCTTCACATTGATGAAGAATGGCTCATCTTCCTTGCCCTTTGGTGCTTTGAACTCTTCTGCAACTCCTCGATTCAAGTGACTAACAGCAAGAATACCAACGTCGTGTGAAGCAACAAAAGCAGCAAGCTCTGTCATCACCATGTCTAGCATTTTCCGCTCATCTGTCGTAGCAATACCACTGACAAGCATAGACAAGTGGTCAAGAATAATATAATTCACATCGAACACAGACATCAGATACTTAATCTTGTTCATCAGTTGCTCAATAAGCATACTACCAAAGTGATCTAGGAAGACAAATCCATCACCTTCCTTCACCCACTTGAAAGCTTCCTGAAGCTTTTCTTCCGAAACATACTTCGTAGGGTCAAACTTCATTCGGTTGTAGTTAACTTCGCACTTATGAGCAATCATTCGTAGGATTGTTTCTTTAAGCTCTTCCTCTAGGAAAATCATGCCTACTTTGTACCCTGCCATACGAATCTCTGCAGCCATAGTTGAACACACAGTACTCTTGCCATATCCACTTGGGCCAGTCACCACCCAAAGTTCACGCATACGGGGGCCGCCAGTCATTTCCATTAACTCAGGGAACTGCGGAATATGAACACCAGGAATACGAGGTTTAATCAATTCTTCAAAGGAAATACTTTCTGCTGTAACTACCTTGTCTGCTGTGAACTTCTTTGTAGCGAAAGACAAAGCATTGGCTAATTCTTTGAACTTACCAGCCTTCACATAATCATTTGGATCGTGGAAGTCTTTGTACTCAGCTACCATCACTTGAGATTTTGTAATCAGCAGGCCTACATCTTCTGTAGCTTCCTTACCCCTCTTAATCTTTTTTGTAGCTTCTTCTGGTGTTGCCTCATCTGCATCAAAACCAAGTACATTGACCTCGAATGACTCACAAAATTCTAAGTTCACAGAAACTGCAGCTTTAGCATTTCCTGTGCCACAAGACAGGCCAACCACAAACGGCTCCATGCCCTCGTACTTTGTTCCTGCAAGCGTGTCTACACAAGCTTGGTAAGAACTGAGCACGTCCCATTCACCTTCAACTTGGAATAGCTTCTTCTTTGGGCGTTTGATACTTTCCGCTACTTGTTGCCCGAATAGTTTATTTTGAATTCCAACCTTACCTACGACTGTAAAATGCCCATCATCATACTTATCTAGAGTAAGATTACGCTTCTTATAGCCTGTTAGCTTTCCGTCTTGATTGTAGTATGGAAAATAGATTGCCTCTACAGAAC